TACTAGGGGGCAAAATATGAAAACCCAATACTGGACAATACTTAACAGCTATGCAAGGTCAGCCTTTGTGTGCTTACTTACAATCTATGTAGCTGCACCTGACGCTTCACCTTCAGACATTTGGAAGGCATTTGCTGTGGCTTTCATCGGCCCTATCCTTCGTGGATTAAACCCTGATGATAAGCAGTTTGGTATAGGCTCGAAAGAATAATGACAGCGGTAGATATTGCCGCTATCTGTGCCGCAATTACAACTGTATTTACTGGCTTCGCAATAGGACTTAGGTTCTTAGTCAAGGGCTGGTTAAATGAACTTAGACCCAATGGTGGGTCAAGTATTAAAGATCAAATCAACAGGCTTGAAGGGCGTGTTGATGACCTATTTGTCATACTATCGAGAGACAATTAAAACATGGCAGCCAAAAAGAAACCAGTACGCCGTCGTAGATCAGTAGCTCGTACCGAGACTACTGCACTTGACATGCACGCCATTGCGCTTAATGAGTATTTTAGAGCATTACGCAGGGCTGGTTTCACCGTTGAAATTGCATTAGGTCTAATGGATAACAAAAACAGTATGCCTGAGTGGTTAATCCCTACTACAGCTGATACTGACATTACACCTTTTCAAGACGACGACGAGGATGAGGACTAAACCTTATTAAAAAAATTGCGTTCATAAGTGATCTGCAAGCCCCGTACATAAATGAATTAGCAGTAAAGTCAGTTGGTCGTTTCTTAGCCAAGTGGCAACCTCATCAGACAATATGCGTCGGAGATGAAATCGATATGCCCCAGTTGGGCAGTTTTAATGCCAATACCGTTGATGAAATGGTAGGCAATCTAGATGAGGACAGAGTATTTACCCAAGAGGTATTAACTTACTTGGGAGTAACCGACATAGTGGGAAGCAATCATGGAATCAGACTCTACCGATCAATCAAGAAAAGACTGCCAAGTTTTCTTAACTTACCCGAACTCAAATATGAGCGTTTTATGGGATATGACAAGCTCAACATCAAGTTTCACCCATACGGATTTGACTGGGCAAAAGGTTGGCATGTCGCTCATGGCGACGCTTTCCCTATGTCTAACAATGCTGGGCAGACAGCCTTAAATGGCGCACGCAGAATAGGAAAAAATCTCGTGACGGGTCACACGCACAGGCTTGGTCACATGTCGGTTTCAGAAGCCCACAATGGGCGTCTAGGGCGTGTTTTACAAGGAGTAGAGGTCGGAAACTTAGTCGATCTTTCTAGCAGCGGTATGGCGTATACAAGGGGCTATGCCAACTGGCAGACAGGATTCGCTGTTGCCTATGTAGACGCTAATCGTGTGACGGTAGTCACAATCCCTATTAACCATGACGGTAGTTTTATATTTGAAGGTAAGGTCTATGGGAAAAGAGCCTGACCGAACCATTGATGACCATATTGACGATTTCGACGCAATAGGGGTTTTGTAACAAAAGCGTTATAGGACACGCCTGTCTGTGTCTACCAATATCATGGCTAAAAGATCATACTTATGCCGTACCCAAATAACGGATTTGGGACAGAAAAGGAATATATGAAAATCACAGCTATTGACTTCGAAAGACTGTGTGAAATGTCTGCCCCGTGGCTAGATATATTAAACGAAGATCCTCTACGTTTTGATGGTCTATTCAAAGAGGGTTACGAACCAAAAGAAAAAGAGCATGTTGTTTTTTGGTTTGCTGATTATGCAAGTTGCTTACTAGCTACTCAATACCTAGATGATGTAAATGAGGACTATGTAGTTGCCCATGATGAAGCTGTATTGCAATGGACAATAGTCTCTACTTACCAAGCAAGCTGGGTGAGCGCATGACTACATGGACAGCATTGAGTATATTGTTTTACACAGGTGCTATCGCTTACTGTGCATACTACATTGGCTTTGACAGAGGCTTTGTCATAGGCAAGCAACGTGGTTGGGTCAACGGATATGCTTCAGCCAAGGCAACCGAACGAGTTGCTCAAGATGAGGTATTTGACTATGAAAAGAACTGAGGACTTACTAGATGAAGTCAAAGATATTGTCAGAGCTAGAGGTGCTGTCTACGGCTCTAGCGCAACCAACCATCGAAGGATTAGCGAATTGTGGTCAGGTTTCTTGGACACTTACATTAGTCCTGAGCAAGCCGCAATGTGTATGTTGCTCGTCAAAGTCAGCCGCCTCTCTGAAACATATACAGAGGATTCAGTCAAGGACATTATCGGTTATGCCTGTGTATACAACAGAATCATCGCCGAACTAAGAGATGATAATACTGAATCGGACGAAGAACTATTGTGATTACTGTAAAGGAAGGTTTGGGTCGCTTAGTCTGCGAGGTCAAGTGTTGGCAATTTTCACGACGATTAGCCAAAGCAGAAAAGCGACAGTTAAGTATCGCAATTATTGCAAACCCTGTAGAGACGAGTCCGAAGCTTGGTATGACGGGACTACTTGGACGCTTGAACAACAGCAAGCCTACGCTCAAGGATTGGATGAAATAGATTATGGCATATTTTGACCTAGATAAGTACATGACAGCTGAAGAAAGAATAGAGCTGTTTGCACGAGAGAACCCAGACTTTCGCATGAAATCATTTTACGAAGTATCAGATGGGTTTGTTTTTGTGCAAGTTGAACTGTACAGAACATGGGCTGACAAAGACCCATGGATTAGTGGACTAGCTGGAGAATCATTAGCTACACAGTTTGCTATTGAAAAGGCAGAGACAAGTGCCTATGCGAGGTGCATAAGCAACTCAGGTGATCCTAAGTATTCTACAAGGAAAGACGGTACTAAGGCACCTAGACCTAATAGAGCTGAAATGGAAAAGGTCTCTATTGGTAATGCTGAACCTGTTAAGCCTATGTATGGCAAGGCAGGTTCTAAGTCAGCTGCTATTGAAATGGCATTAAGGACAGACATAAAGAACAATCCTTGGTCTGCACCTGAAGCCAAGGCTGAGCCTGAGCAATGGTCAGTCAATGAGGTTGCACAAGCATTAAACGCAATTGTTGTTGACCAAACCTACGAATGCCAACATGGCGCAATGATTCGTAAAGAAGGTACTAGCCAAGCAGGTAAGCCTTACTACGGATTTGTATGTGTTGAGAAGCGTAAGGCTGACCAGTGCGACGCTAAGTGGGGACGCTTAACAGCAAATGGCAAATGGTCGTTCGGCGAACAGGATAAATAAATGGGCGATATGGAGATGATTTATCCAGACCGTTTAAAGCTTGTATTTACAGATGAAGGCGTTACAGCTGATTTTGTTAACTTGTCTGATTGTTGCGAGTTATGTAATGAACCACGCATGGTGCATGAGGGTGATTTACTCAAATGCGTGAGTTGTGGGGTTATTAACCATGTTGACTTCGGGCATCATAAAGATGCCTGAAGCAATACAAATGAAGTGCAATAAATGTGCCAAACCCACAATATTTGAGATTGAAGAAGGTTGGGACATACCGAGTGAGGTAGTAGTAGCTAAATGTCAAAGGTGCGAGAATAAGGGCGTGAGAGAGGTAACAGATTTTATGAAAGAGCCAGTCCGTTGCACAAAATGTGGTGCATGGAAAATGGAAGGTTTGAGCTGCTCAATATGCGCAAAGATCAATGTCCCGAATGCCTAGGGTATAACACACAAACAACACAATATAACAAAGACTATTTGCATATATGCTGTGCATGCGGTCATGAGTGGAGTGAAGGTTATGGGTAAAAACAAATGTGCTGTAAATCACAGTACAGATCGTCTCACTATGTGGGATGGTAGGCTCAAGCAATTTGCAAGGCGTGCTACGCTACTAGCCTTCGGCGGGCTCTTAAAGCCCGAACGCAAGCCCCGTAGGGGTGAGCTTGCGAGTTCGTGGCTATTAGCTATTGGGTTACTGCTATGTCTAGTGCTACTAGAAACAGCTGCCATAGAGGTTGATACAGCAAAAGCCATAACTACAAAGAAATCCGTTTATACAATTACACCTAAGATATATGCTAAATACGCATTAAATGATGATAAGCAATACAAGTGCATATTAGAGCTGTATAGGCGAGAGAGTAACTGGAGACCTGAAGCAGTAGGTAATAAGAACGGTACTAAGCAGGTATATGGCATACCTCAATTAAAGAACGAGATCATGTTAACTAAGACCCCAGTACAACAAACAGCGCTCGGGATCAAATACATACAACATAGGTATGGCACTACAATTAATAATGTACCTAATGCCTGTAAAGCATTACAACATTTAAAGACTAAAGGATGGCATTGAGTAAGAAAGCATTAGGCACAGCACACTGGAAACGTACCCGCTTATCTGTATTAGCTAGGGATGGGTGGCAGTGTCAGTATTGTGGCACACACTTGGACAAGACCAACGCACAGGTGGATCACGTTGAGAGTCGTGTAAGTGGCGGCTCAGTATTCGATCAATCAAACCTATTGTCAGCGTGCAAGCAGTGCAACCAAAAGAAAGGCGCAAAGACTCATTTTTTTAGGTCAGGTTCTAC